GTGAATAATTTCTGGCCTTTTTTCACCAGTTCCACCAGGGACTCCGTTGGCTCAACGTCGGCATACAGCGCCATCTTGCCTGCCAGCGGACCTTCCGTGATTTCTTCAGCAAACAGCGCCGTCACCTTGCCGTAGCGGTTAAAGGTGCTGTCCGGAAGATAAGACTTGATGTGCTCAAGGTTAATCAGCGCGGTATACACCGCCGGGTTGTAGCTGGCTGCCATCTGTTCCAGCCATTCACGCTGGATTTCGCGTCCATCAGTGGTGGCACCTTCCACCCCGATGCGAAAACGCTTTGCTTTCACTGTCATGAGCCGTGCTCCGTTAGAAAAAACTTACTGGAGCCTTATGGTTGCGGTGATGGGGGCAGTGAAACAATGCGCGGTATTTGTACCGACAACCACACAAACCGCAGGCGGGGAAAGCCTTCATTCAAGGCTGTAGGTTTGTGTCATGAACACCACACTGACACCCGCAGATCTCGATCCCCGTCGGCAGGCCATGCTGCTGTACTTTCAGGGATACCGCGTCGCCCGCATTGCTGAAATGCTGGGCGAGAAAGTTGCAACCGTTCACAGCTGGAAAAAACGCGACAAGTGGGGTGACTATGGGCCGCTGGATCAGATGCAGCTCACCACCGCCGCACGCTACTGCCAGCTCATTATGAAGGAGCACAAAGAAGGGAAAGATTTCAAAGAGATTGACCTGCTGGCGCGCCAGTCTGAGCGCCACGCGCGGATCGGCAAGTTTAACAATGGCGGCAACGAAGCTGACTTAAACCCTAACGTCGCCAACCGCAACAAAGGCCCGCGCCGTCAGCCGGAAAAGAATGTCTTCACCGATGAACAGATTGAGAAGCTGGAAGAAATCTTCCATTCCTCCATGTTCAACTACCAGCGCCACTGGTGGGAAGCCGGAAAAACCAACCGCATCCGCAACCTGCTGAAGTCACGCCAGATCGGCGCGACCTTTTACTTTGCCCGTGAAGCCCTGATTGACGCCCTGCTTACCGGACGTAACCAGATTTTCCTTTCCGCCAGTAAGGCACAGGCCCACGTCTTTAAGCAGTACATCATCGACTTCGCCAAAGAAGTGGATGTGGAACTGAAAGGCGATCCGATGGTGCTTCCTAACGGGGCCACGCTTTACTTCCTCGGCACCAATGCCCGCACGGCCCAGAGTTATCACGGCAACCTGTATCTGGATGAATATTTCTGGATACCGAAATTTCAGGAGCTACGCAAAGTGGCTTCCGGTATGGCTATTCACAAGAAATGGCGGCAGACCTATTTTTCCACACCATCCAGCCTGACCCACAGTGCTTATCCGTTCTGGTCCGGTGCGCTGTTCAACCGTGGACGCAACAAAGCCGACAAGGTGGACATTGATCTGTCCCACAGCAATCTGGCCCCCGGCCTGCTGTGCGCTGACGGGCAATACCGCCAGATAGTCACCGTGGAAGATGCGGTGCGCAGTGGCTGTAACCTGTTCGACCTTGACCAGTTGCGCATGGAATACAGCCCGGACGAATACCAGAACCTGCTGATGTGCGAGTTTGTGGACGATCTCGCGTCCGTGTTCCCGCTCAGCGAACTACAGGCGTGCATGGTGGACAGCTGGGAAGTCTGGACCGACTTTCATGCACTGGCGCTGCGCCCGTTTGGCTGGCGCGAAGTGTGGATCGGTTATGACCCGGCAAAAGGTACGCAGAACGGCGACAGCGCCGGATGCGTGGTGGTGGCACCGCCAGCCGTGCCGGGCGGTAAGTTCCGCATTCTTGAGCGTCACCAGTGGCGCGGGATGGACTTCCGCGCCCAGGCTGACGCCATCAAAAAACTGACTGAACAGTACAACGTGACATACATCGGTATCGACTCAACCGGCGTCGGTCACGGGGTTTACGAGAACGTGAAAGCGTTTTTTCCTGCCGTCCGGGAGTTTGTCTACAACCCCAACGTTAAAAATGCCCTGGTACTCAAGGCCTACGACATTATCAGTCACCGCCGTCTGGAGTTTGACGCCGGACACACCGACATAGCGCAGTCATTTATGGCAATCCGTCGCGCCACCACCGCCAGCGGCAACCGCCCGACCTATGAAGCCAGCCGCAGCGAAGAAGCCAGCCATGCCGATCTGGCCTGGGCAACCATGCACGCACTGTTTAACGAACCGCTGCAGGGCGAGTCCGCCAATACCAGCAATATTGTGGAGATTTTTTGATGGGAAAGAGTAAGAAGAACCGCGCTGTGTCGACGAACCAGATTCAGCACAAAAGCCAGACTTCAGCCGAAGCATTCAGCTTTGGCGATCCCGTTCCTGTTCTGGACCGCCGCGAACTGCTGGACTATGTAGAATGCGTACAGACAGATCGCTGGTATGAGCCGCCAGTGAGTTTTGACGGACTGGCGCGAACCTTCCGCGCTGCCGTGCATCACAGTTCACCAATTGCGGTGAAATGCAACATTCTGACCAGTACCTACATCCCTCACCCGCTTCTCAGCCAGCAGGCTTTTTCACGTTTTGTGCAGGACTATCTGGTATTTGGTAACGCTTACCTGGAGAAACGCACGAACCGCTTCGGTGAAGTTATCGCCCTTGAACCTGCGCTGGCAAAATACACCCGACGCGGGTTAGACCTGGATACCTACTGGTTTGTGCAATACGGCATGACTACGCAGCCGTATCAGTTCACGAAAGGCAGCATCTTTCATCTGATGGAACCGGATATCAACCAGGAGATCTACGGCCTGCCCGGTTATCTTTCTGCCATTCCGTCAGCTCTGCTCAACGAGTCCGCCACGTTGTTCCGCCGTAAGTATTACATTAACGGCAGCCATGCAGGCTTCATCATGTATATGACCGATGCTGCGCAAAACCAAGAGGATGTGAACAACCTCCGCAACGCGATGAAAAGCGCCAAAGGTCCGGGCAACTTCCGCAACCTGTTTATGTACTCGCCTAACGGCAAAAAGGACGGGCTTCAGATTATCCCGTTGTCAGAGGTCGCAGCGAAGGATGAGTTTTTGAATATCAAGAACGTGAGCCGGGACGACATGATGGCGGCACACCGCGTGCCGCCGCAAATGATGGGGATAATGCCGAATAATGTTGGGGGGTTTGGGGATGTGGAAAAGGCTAGTAAAGTCTTTGTCCGAAATGAATTAATTCCGTTACAAAAAAGGCTTATAGAAATTAATACTTGGCTAAATGAAAAAATCATAGCATTTAATGATTACTCATTAAATTAGATAAAAAGGGGTTAATCACCCCTATAAAAATCACAAAAATCGCCTTACACGCATTTTATTAATCGCCGATTCATCTCCAATTCTTATCAAGGCATCCCTTGCCTTTTTCCCTATACGATTCATTCTATCAGAACCATTACTAAAATTTCCGAATTTAAGCGCCGTAGCTATTATTGAATCACCACCATCAAGAATGACATTTTTAAATAATTGATAGTAGTCATCTACTGAAGCAGCATCCAATATTTCCTCATGTCTATCAGACCAACCATTCTGACCTGATAATTTCTTAAGAACATCATATATTGAACCATCAATATTTATAATCTTAGAATAGGCTTGAATTTTTGACAACAACTCAGTATCTCTTACGGGATGAACATTCACATAAATAGATTGAACATATTCCTTTAGAGCATCGTTACCATAATTAATAAACTGTTCAATCAATTCACTCGCCTTAGCATTCTCTCCGAAATCCCTATATAGTCCGACAACATTATCTAAATCACTTGGAGTCACATACTTCATCCCATCAACCACCGCTTGATATAGCTTGTCAACAACCTGATTTTGATTGTCATCAAATGAATTATGAAAGAACTGCCATGCCTCAGATAAGGAACCTCGTTTATTATCACGCGTAATCTCCTCATTCCTTAGGCTTATTTGTCTTTGGAAACTGCTCTTATCAAGATAGCCATATCTAACCATATCAATAAGAACCTCATCAAGATCATTCGTTTTTCTATATCCATATTTAAGCAAGGTATTAAGCCAGATTTTCTCATGGCCTTCTTCCTTGTCATTATAAGTATATATATTCCTCACTCCCCTAATATATTCTAGTGATGGCACATCTCCCTCTGGAGAAAATCCGTAATGGCTCCAACAATACAGAGTTAATGAATGCGCAACTTCATTTGAAATTGTCTCAACATCACCTATAATATTTGGTATTAAGGACACGAAAAAACGTTCTATCTTTTTTAAGATTCGAATATTCTTGATACCTAAAGAAATGGAATATTTACTTAACAAGTTATAAACATGAGAATCACCTTTATAGGCTATATCTGCGCATTCTTCTGGTGTTGGATTGTAAGTGATATCTCTATCAATGACCTTTTCTTTATAAGTAGAATAATCCTCCATACTAGCTGTGCCATTGTTAAGCAATAGAACCACCTTACAATCCTTCTGCTCTTTTAATAGAGATACTAGCCCTAAAACATCTTTAACATCTAAATTTTTGCCACGCCTTTCTAAGTCATCTATTACTACAATCATTTTAGAAACGGTCAGAAATGACATTGCTTCAAGTGTCGTAGAGAAGTTTTTTACAACAGGAACTTCTTTTAACAAACCTGCTGCTTTTCGAGAAAATGATTCAAAAAGTCCACTTGCGTTTGTTGTTGCTGTCTCCAAATCAGGTTTATTTCCAATATATTCCTTTGTAATTGCATTCTCAAAAATAGAATACTTTAAAGAATCTAGTGAATTTATACCAAAAAGAGAGACATAACTATATCTATTAAATGCAACCTTATCTTTATTATCTTTTAGGAACGTATTCCAAGTATAGGTTTTACCAATTCCCCATTCACCCTGTATAGCCATTACTTCTGGTTCTGTAGATGAGATAAAATCTGACAACTGTTCTTTGATAAACTCTAAGGACATGTGTTTTCTCCTAGAAAGACAGCCCCGTATTATAACCCTAGAATTATAAAAGTAATGAGCGCGCGCTCGTATCCCCGCCACGCCTGCCCGCTTTATGTAGCGGTTTTCATGCGCCTGCATGACATAAGCAAAATCCCGCCACTCCTGGCGGGCCTCAGCTAAAACGATCCTCAAACGATCATGCGGATTCATGCGGCATAGACATGCACAATCTCCAAAGCGGGCATCGAGACTTTTTGGAAACCTACGTAACCACAGTTAATGTGTGCATCCTGTCTCGAATTGCATCACACGTCTCATCAAAAAGCTTGATGATGGTTGTATGGTTCAACTCCGCCTCTTTCCAATAATTTTGCCCGTCAAATTCTGGATCGCTATGCTTAAACGATATTGACTCTGAAAGGCATTCCTTCCGGAAACGGTCCAAGATTATATAAACCTCTGGTGAGATGAACGGTTTGTTAGATTCAACACTTGTAACAAAAGTGTTAAATGCATCAGAAAAAACTTTCAACCTTCTAAATTTTCTCTCTTCAAATGGTTCGTTGGGGTCAACATGATCCAGCGCAGGCCTCAGCTTAAGCACGCTTTCTCTGGTTTCAAACATCGAATTCCAAATGAGACTATATGCTGATAACTCCTTATCAAAATACGCTTTCGTTACATAAACAGAATTGTCTAACTTAGCCTTTATTCTTTCATTAGTTGCACTCAGTTGTGATTGAAATTCAGCAATATCTTTGTTTAGCCGCGACTTATATCTTTCTAAATAAACTTTCCCGATCCAAACAAATATGCCAGATGCAACAAAAGACACCCCACCCAACGAAGCCAGAACTTTAAAGACTAAATCCATTGCGCCCCCACCTGCAAAAATAGTATTCCATTATAAGCTAATACATTTTTAATCAAACAGGGGATAATTCGCGTCAACCTCATCACTTCTCTGCTCTACCCTAGTGACTTCCATCAAAAACCCCAGGCCGTCATATAGCGAAACGGGGAATTCCAGCTCAAGCCAGAAGCAGTCTTCATAGATGCGGCCCAACCAAAAACCTCCGCCACACTCCTTTGGGCGTTGAAAGAAGACCCAGTCGCCAAGGGTTAAACGTTCCAGCACCTAGCCCCGATAAATAATCTGGTGATTACTGTCTTTTTTACCCATGGCTAACGCCTCGCTACTCTCGTTGTTCAACCTTGCTGACGTCAGATTCAAGTTCTTACATCAGGAACGTTCCTTAGTGCAGCCAGCTGTCGTCTTCCCAAACCTGTTGCATAATTTCCATCACCCGCTTTTTGTCTTCATCAAGCTTTAAGCCACTCAGCTCAACGCCGTTTGCCGACCCTTTACGGATGCGGATAGCGGTCTTGGGATAGATGGGTTGCAGGTTGCGGTAAAGCTCGGACTCCAGAGCGTCCAGGGTAGACTGGCTAATCTTCTGCTCTTTATCGATCATTATTTCAATGCGCATAAAAGTCACCTCAGCTGATGACATCCATTGAGCGGTTGTATTCGTGGCTTCTGATTTTTGCCATGAGTTCATCAGTCAATTCAGAAACCCACTGCAGGGCCAGCCCCTTCTCTTCATCACTACACTCACTAGCCGCTACAAGCTTAAGAAAAAAATCAATGCGCTGGAGCTTCAAAGACTCCAAAAAATAGTCCTGCATCTTTCCTCCTATGACACCGCAAACAATACTGTATAGATAACCACTGTTTATATTTACAGTATATGATAATCTTACTGATGTAAAACGTTTTTTTACGTTCATCAGCCTGATATGCCTGGTATTATTAAGAGCACGAATTGTTAACCCGCGTAATTAATACAGGTTCCGCCACTTATCATCTTCCTGCAAACGCTGGTTCCGATAGAAGACACGCAGGCCTGCTCCTGACGGAATACTGCCGCCGCGAAGGAGTAAATCGACCTCTTTCTCGCTGCCATCAAATCCTCTGGACTTCAGTTCATAGACGAGCTGCTGTCGTTGATGGTCTGTAATTCGCTGTTTGTAGTCTCTACGCCGTTTCGGTTTCACCAGGCGTAACCTTGCAGCCAGTTCCCGGCGCTCTTTTTTGTTCATACTGTGCAGGTAATCGTGCAACTCCTTGTCATCCATGTGGGTAATGTCCGTTCTGGTATCCCCATCAGCTGATTTGTCTTTCCCTTGTTGGTTCAAATTTTCAGCAAGGGGACAGTTATTGCCACGAGTCCAAGGGGCGCAAGCGCCCTGTTCGGCTGCCGCCTCCTGAACGTCAACGGCCTTACGAACCATTTTCCACTTCACTGCATGAGTGCAGATCTTGCCCTCTGCAATGGGTGACCAGATGCCATAAATACGAATACCGTGATCGCCATAGGCGGTCGGCTCTTCGTTAATTTCATAAGCTGTTCTGATAAGGTGATATTTGCGGGGAACCAGCACGCCGCCCTGCTTCATGATGTAGGTCGCAAAACAGCCAGCATCAGCAGCAGCCAGGATGGCATCAAGGCGTGGGTTATCCAGTACCGGCGCACCTGCTTTTTTGTCACCCTGCTGCCTTGCCGCCTGACCAGCCAGCAATCGCAGTTCACGATAAGCCTGACGCCCCGGAATACCAAAGAAGCGGAATTGCTGAACACGATGCAGAGACGCCCAGGCATTCACGTATTCAGCGTTATCACGCAGGGATTTACCCGTTTCCTTGCTGATCTCGCCAGCCAGACCACGCCCGTCAATGTTCTTACTGATATATTTCGCGATGTAGCTTGTCGGCGTTCCTTTGCGCGGGTTAATCAACTCAGACTTAAAGCGCGGCCCCGTGTTATTGCCCAGCTCCTCGCGGTCTTCACGGATGGCAAACTTACGCAGTAATGCAGTGATGGCGCGGCGGTCTTTTTTGCGCATAAAACACAACAGGTGCCAGTGAACTGTACCGTCATGATGTGGCTCAGCCACCCGCACGCCATACCAGCGCAACCCGGCTTTGTGCATAGCCTTACGAAATGCAGCAAACATGCCGACCAGATAATCGCTGCTTTGTCTTACTGTCGCGTTGGTCCAGGTCGGGTTTGGCCTGCCGTTATTTAGCGTGGAATGGAAACGTGACGGACAGGTGATGGTGTAGAAAACGGCGCAGTCACCACGCATTTCCGCGATAAGTTCCAGGCCTTTAACACAGGCCATCATCTCATTGCGGCGATGCGCCGGGTTGCTGCTGCTGGCGTTTACCACATCCTCCATGTTCAGCGTGTCGCCGTCTTCGTTCACCAGTTCATGAGAACGGAAAAACTCCAGCGACTTACGGCGCTGCTCACGTTTATGCATCACGGCTTCATAGCTGACATAGGGAGATGCTTTTTTGCTGACCAGGCTGACAGCACGCAACTGCTCTTCCCGCCATTCGCAACGCATCTTCCATAATTTCCGATACCACCAGTCGGCGCACAGCATACGCGCCAGCGAACCCGGAATGAGTTCATAGGGCACAGGTTTGCGGCGGTTTCTTTTCCGGCGGAGTTGCTCAAACGCAGGCGGTATGACATCCAGTCGCAGGGTTTCTGCTGCCACCTTTTCCCATGTCTTGCGGATTTCTTCTGGCTTAACGTCATCGGTGGCATACAAATCGCCACAAGCTGCATCAAGGCACATGCTCATATGCGCAGCAACAAGGGTGGACAGGCGTTTCACCTGATCCTGACTCATTTCAGGCAGAATCAGCAGGCCGTCCAGCCCTTCATGGCTTGCCATAAAGCGAAAAGAAGTGGATAGCTGACTGTCGCGTACATGCTCCAGCCGTTCCAGACATGGCTTAATCGTCTCACGCAAATAGCGGGAATAAGCCTTTGGCCTGCCAAGGCTGCTGAAGTATTCAATACGTTGCATCAGCGGCCTGCTGATATGGGAAGGCTGGGCGTTAACGTCTGCCAGAATGACCATGTCCGGGTTAAAACGCTGCTGCTCATGCGCCAACTTTGCCCGGCTAATGAGCTTATCCTGCTCCATTTCGCGCTGGACAGGATCACGGGATTCATTAAAGAAATAACGCTCCCAAACCTGATCACTCAGTGCCTCGCGGCGCAGTTGTTCCTGCTCGTTATCAGTAGCGTACAGAGTGATCAGGTTTGAAAGCGCAGAAACCGGCGCAACTTCCGCCGGGTCCAGATAAGGGTTAATGGCCTTTTTCGGGCTGTTCCATGAGAATGCTGCGGCGACCTCGTTAAAGCCGCTGCAGTTGTTCATATCAGCATGGCTCATGCACGCACTCCGTACACGGCAGAACTATCCACGCCACGCGAAGGATCAAATCCCACCCAGCAGCGCGGCCCGGAAACAGCGATGATTTCTGTTGCAGATTTACTCTCACCAGCTGCTACACCGATGCTGCGTTTTGCCTTGATGTAGTGGTGAGTAAAATTTCGATACAGCGAACGGATCAGGGATGTGTCACTGTTAGAAACAATGACCGGATGTCCTTCTGATGACCGATGTTCAAGAACGGATGCCAGGTGATACTGGTCATCTTCAGTGAAACCATCAGTGTGATAGCCGGAAAACGTACCGTCATAAGGCGGATCGCAATACACCACATCCCCCACCTGCAGCATCGCCAGCGTTTCATCAAAGCTGGCGCAGATAAACGTTGCTCGCTGGGCTTTCTCTGCAAATGCGCGAATTTCTTTTTCAGGGAAATACGGATTTTTATAATTACCGTATGGAATGTTGAAATGCCCGCTCTTGTTATAACGACATAACCCACGGTAACCATGACGATTGAGATACAGGAAATATACCGCTTTCATGAAATCAGTAATTTCAGTGGAGTAATTAAACTCCTGCCTTATGTTGTAATAAGCCAACTCCCTGTTTGCTTCCTCAAATAAAGCTCTGGCACGAGATATAAACGCCTCGCAATCAGCAGCAACCTTTTTATAGAGGTTGATTAAATCAGGATTAATATCCGCAACCAGATAGCTGGGGTAATCCGTCTCCATCATCACAGCACAGGAACCCGCGAAAGGTTCAACCAGTCGCGGGCCAGCAGGAAGATGTTTTTTCAGTTCGGACATAATGGCAGTTTTATTACCCGCCCATTTCAGGATGGTACTCATACAGCACCTCCTGCAATAACATATCCTAAAGCTTCTAATGGGGTTAATGGGCGAATTGATAGCATCACCCATTGTTCTGAAACTGCCATGACGTCATTAACCGGAAGCACATGAGAGATAACAGCGGCCCATTCCCTACCCGTAAATACGCCATGCTTCCATTCGCAAAGAGAAAGAACATCACCAACTTTATAGCCACGATCGTCTTTACGAAGTTCAGCCGTCTTTTGACCTGCAACCACAGCGTTGAAATACTTAGGTGCAATTTTTAATTGATGGATACGCACTGCCCTTGTCATACAGCACCTCCGTTGTAATGTTTGCCTTTCAGCTCTGCGATTTCCTGGCAGGTAATGCAAAGCTGCACTCCCGGAATGGCGCGGCGTCGTGCTGGCGGAATTGGCGCTTCACATTCAATACAAAGCACGCGAGACACGCCCGGTGTTTTGGCACGGACAGCACGAATATGGCGCTGGCGTTCTTCTTCAACGCGCTGCTGTACGAGATCCATTGCATCAGCCATTAGTGGATCTCCTGCGCTTCGTTCTGGATTGCTTCAGCAGTTACACGCAGCAGTTCTGCCGCTTCGACGTGGTTTAGCTGGCGGGATGTGATATGACACGCCAGGCTATCAAGGCGAGCTGCCATTGCTTCAGCCCTTGCCCGACGTTCTTCCAGACGAGCCTCTGTCAGTAAAATATTAAGCCCTGCGTCATCCGGTCCGGTTTTAGTCGTGAGGATTTCAATATTACGCATAATCAATTCTCCTGAATTTAGATAAAGGGATGCCCGGCGGGTTTACGCCATTAATTTCATTAGTTGGTTAATTCGGCATGGTTAGCCGTCTGGGAAATAAGCTCACCACTGCACGAAAATGATTCATTGCTTTAATCAACTCCCGCTTTTCGTCAGTGGTCAGCTCATTAATGCTGATGCTATGACGTTCAGCTGGAATTTTTGCCATAAAGAATATGGCAGCCAGTGCCCGTTTATTTTGTTCGTTATTGATATCCCGTGGATCACGCATATCTTTAATAAACCGCTCAAGCTCTGACTCAATATTCAGGCCAAATACTTTCGCCCTTAACTCCGCAATGTGATTAAGTCCATTCAGGCGTTCACCGGGACTTAATGGAACAGTCGCCGCAGCGCCTTCAATAGCCATTTATGCATCCCACAACACATCTACTAAAAAATTTTTGATATGATCCATTACCAACATATTGATAGCTAGAAGGAATCATCAATGTTGAACCCGGTTGAAAGAGAGCGTTTAGAGCAACTTGAAAACGAGATCTCCAGTCTTCGCGATGAGGTTGCTGTTCAACGAATTCTTGTTTCAGGTCTGATCCACTCCTTATTTCGAACTGACTCAGCAAATCAATCAGCATTTTTTGAGCTCCTCCGCGAAGAATTAAACAAACTTCCTTTAGGTTCGGTTAAACAACAAGAATTCACTCATCTGATACAGACACTGATAGATCGTTACCGATAAATATTTCGCCGATAACGTTCAAGAGGTGATGTCTTTATACGCATCACTTCTTGTACTTTTTCACCACGTATAAAGGTTCCATCCTTTAGCGTGAAAAAGTAGCTACCATCGCCCGACAACGACGGATAGCAACAGAGCAAATCATCTTCAGGTACTGAATAATTCTCCCCTCTGTAACGAAAGTGATAAACCACTTTATTTTCTGCCGCATACATTTGGACTTTCTCCGTTTCCTCGTGGTCAATTCAGACAGCAATTCATCTTGTGAACGGCACGGATGCCAGCGTTTACCATCCTCACCCATGATCCAGCCGTGACCGTAGTGCATTGCCGGACTTTGTTTTACCAGGAGCGATGCAAATGATGGTTCTTTCATCAGCATAAGCACCTCACAGCAAACCGAATGAAGCACCGAGGCCAGTCACGGTATCAACCGCACTCGCCATCGCAGGATTAGCCTGTAAACGGGCCTGCAATGAAACAGCAGCCAGCGCCATCAGTCGTGTAACAGAGTTAATGCTGCTGATCGCATCACGACGGCCTGCACTGGTTTTTACATCGCCAGAAACCGCACCTGCCGCGACACGCCCGATCTCTGCGGTTGCACTCATGACGTAATGTGGCAGTTTCTCTTTTGCCACCTCATTAATCGGTACACATGGCAGGCAGTGAATCTGAGCCAGAAAACCATCTACCAGCGTTGAATCTTCAGTCAGATCGGTAAGCAACCAGATTTCTGGTGCAGTTAATAAATGAGGTTGAGCTGGGTTCAGCTTGTTCCGCAGAATCTGCACATTCATGCCTGCACGTTCTGCCAGTTGCACCAGGTTGTGGCGCAGTGCAAAAGCCCTACAGGCTTCATCGAAATGCGGATGTTTGGAAATCTTGTAATCAAACATGGTGCCCCCTTAGAAAGTTCCCATAATTGAACTTACTTACCAACAATGACGCGGAAGTTGGAATGACCGAGGGATTCACGGACCTGATCGGTTTTGTACATCAGATAACGCAGGCTTACGCGGCCTTTGTTTTTTTCTTTCTTGACCATGTACTTAGCAAGTTGACCATGGTGAATTTTTTGGTAAACAGAGCCGCGGGAAATACCCTCCCACTCTGCGAACTCTGCAGGCGTAGCCATCTCTTTTGGTACACGAATTGAAATATCAGTACTCATAGTGCAGTATCTCTTACTTTGTGTGCGTGTTAGTTCGTTTTAGCCCGTCTCTTAAACTCTCACATCAAGAGACATGAAGACATTACGATCTTGATTCAAGATTGTCAAATGGAGATCACCAATGTTAAACATCAGAATGGGTTCCGATACGGGAGGTAAGGCAGCTATTGGAAGGCTGCTTGAGGCTTATGGATTCACAACTAAGCAGGCATTAAGCGAGCACCTGAATGTCTCAAAAAGCACTATGGCAAACAGAGTGTTACGTGACAGCTTTCCTGCTGACTGGATAATTCAGTGCGCACTAGAAACCGGTGTTTCGTTGCTTTGGTTAGCTACAGGACAGGGAAGCATGAAAGGAGGAGCTGAGCCTGAGAAAAGTTCTCATAATGAGAACAAACAAGCAATTAAACCGTTATCCAAACTCATAACTCCAGCTATTCCTAAAGGAACCCTGGAGAATGGACAACTCAGTATTGATGAAGAGATTTTCCTAGACCACAGCATATTACCTGCAGATTATGAAGAATTGATGTTCTTAGAAACCCCTACTAATTGTTATCTCATCGATAAATCAATTAAACAGGTCAGCAATGGATTCTGGCTTATCAATATTGATGGAATGATTATTGTTGCAAAAATCATGCGGATTCCCGGCAATAAGATTGTAGTAAATCAAGATGAAGCGTCTTTCGAGTGCTCTACTGATGATGTGGAAGTTATTGGGCGTGCAGTCAAAGTAATAAAGAGTATCTAAACATGACTGTCAGAAAACAGCCAAACGGTAAATGGTTGTGCGAGTGCTATCCCCATGGACGCAATGGCAAGCGCGTGCGTAAGCAATTTGCTACGAAAGGCGAAGCCATTGCTTTTGAAAGCTTCACAATGGAAGAAGTGAACAAAAAGCCATGGCTGGGGGAAAAGGAAGATCGGCGACACCTATCAGAATTAATTGAGCAGTGGTATTCCCTGTATGGTCAAACACTCGCAGACCCCAAGCGCCTCATGGCGAAACTTAGAATTATCTGTAATGGTCTAGGCGATCCCATCGCCTCAGAGCTGACAGCCGGTGATTTTACTAAATACCGAGAAGCGCGGCTAAAAGGTGAAGTGCGAAATGAAGAGGGCACGCTTATGTCGCCCGTTAAGCCCCGCACTGTAAACCTTGAACAGCGCAACCTATCATCTGTTTTTGGCACACTGAAAAAGTTGGGCCACTGGTCAGCCCCCAATCCGCTTGCCGGGCTGCCAACATTTAAAATTGCTGAGGGTGAACTGGCGTTCCTGACCCCGGAAGAAATTAAACGTCTGCTGGATGCCTGTGCTGATTCTCAAAGCCCCAGTCTACTTTTAATTGCAAAAATATGCCTGGCCACCGGCGCGCGCTGGAGTGAAGCCGAAAATCTGCAGGGCCATCAGTTATCGAAATACCGGATCACCTATACCAAGACTAAGGGCAAGAAAAACCGTACCGTGCCGATATCTCAGGATCTGTATGACGAACTCCCTAAGAACAGAGGGAAGTTATTCACTCCTTGCAGAAAAGCCTTTGAACGAGCAGTAAAGCGAGCTGACATTGAGTTACCAGAGGGCCAATGCACCCACGTTCTGCGCCATACATTCGCCAGCCATTTTATGATGAATGGTGGTAATATTTTGGTTTTACGAGATATTTTAGGCCACTCTGATATAAAAATGACTATGATTTATGCACATTTTTCCCCAGAGCATCTTGAAGATGCAGTAATAAAAAACCCTCTGGCTAATTTATAATAACTTTACAAATATAGGATTTTGATATGCTGTCTGAAATAGAAATCAATGATGAAATTCAGCGAGGCAACATTTTTGATCCATTAACGGTATTAAATGGAACATTTAAAGTTCAATCTGCAAGCATTGATCTCTCTGTAAAAACAATACATATACCAGACTGTCAAGACAATAAAAAAACACGTAACAACCATATCCTGATGCCAGGGGAAACTGTAATATTAGAGTTAAATGAAAAATTCCAACTTGCAAAAAATTTAGCTGGTGTAATATTCCCAAGAAACACACTATCAAAAAATGGAATTATCATGACGAATCCAGGGCATATTGACCCTGGATATAATGGCATAATTTCAATATATCTTGTAAATATGTCAAAAGAACCATTCTCATTGACACAAAATTCTGCAGTAGCCCGAATGTTATTATTTAAAACAATAATACCGACTAAAGGTTACCAAGGAAAAATCGTAAATAAATTGGATGATGATCAACTTTCTAGAATGGGAAAGGATTTTGCAGGACTTGATAAACGACTTCCGAAAGAAATCAATAAAATCATTGCGAAAAAAACTGGCTTTATAATTGCGATAGCAGCCTTAATGCTAACGTTGATAACCCTAGCAATTCCTTTCTTATTTCAAATAGTATCCAGTAATGTCAGTAGTACAAAAGATCTTGAATTAACAATAAAAGTTCAACAAAATGAAATAAATAGCCTAAAAAGCACCGTTGAATTACTAAAAAATGCTAAATCAAACGAACCAAAGGTTGATGCTAAAGTAAGCACCCCAAAAGCTATACGGGAGTAAAAATGATAAAAATCTCTGATTTATCAGTAAAATGCATATCACACCCTTCATTTGAAAGTAATGTTTTTGATGATTTTTTAAACACATCATCATTGCAATGGGTTCGCAAAGGGCAGGCGACCGAAGCTGAGCTTCTGGTAGAGGCCGCTGGCAGGCTATGTTATATGTCTTTTGGAGAGGATAAGCAGTCTCCACGGACTACAAGTCAATATATCAACAATTTAATTATTCAAGGGCATGAAAGTGTCTTAGAACATTTGAACTGGACCTTTTTAATTACTGGGGTATCTCGTGCATTTACACACCAGCTAGTTCGGCATAGAGCTGGTTTTTCATATAGCCAGTTATCCCAACAGTATCATGATGAATCCGATGCTGAATTCGTAGCCCCTATAGAAGTAAAAAATGACCCAGAATTGTTTAAGTCATGGTGCCAACATATTGAAAGTAGTCTGGATTTTTATAAGCAATCCTTGAAAAAAATCCGTGAAAACCAATCGTATGAGAACAAAAAAGAAAAAATGCGGGCCCTAAGAAGCGCTTCTCGCTCTATATTGCCTAATGCAACCGAGACAAAAATAATCGTCACAGCAAATGCTCGCGCAATTCGACACTTCTTCGAAATGAGAGGAGCAATACAGGGTGACTATGAAATGAGAACAGTTTCAGAAAAACTTTACGATATTGTAACTCAAGATGCCCCTGCCTTGTTCCAAGATTTCGAAAAAGTCAATGGAGGAACGGCGCACGTTAAGATAATAAAACAATAAGACAAGATCTCGCCAGTTCAACGAACTGGCGTTTTACCATTCAATTTTTTTGGCTGCATTTTGGCGGCAGAGAACTAAAACCCATATAAACCCCTTAACACCACATAAACATAATACATTGATAAATAATAGAATATTTTGATTTTAAAGATATATTATTAGTATGTAGGAATTTCGGACGCGGGTTCAACTCCCGCCAGCTCCACCACTTTTTAGTTGTTTGAAGTTCAATGAAGTCTACTAAGCCCACACAGCACAAGCTCTGCGGGCTTTTTTACGTCTATTGTCGTCCAGTGAGAATTGCTGAGAACTACGAGTTATGGCACCCTGAATGGGACCCATTAAGAAGGGTCCAAAAACCGAGGGTCCCAAAATGGCAAAAATCGCTAAGAAGCTCACTGACACTGAAATCAAAAGCACCAAGCCAGCCGATAAAGAAATCAACTTGTTTGACGGTGATGGTCTGATTCTACGAATCGCTCCTTTGGCGAAAGGAGGCAAGAAAAATTGGTATTTCAGGTATGCAGTACCAGTGAGCAAGAAAAGAACCAAAATGAGCCTTGGGACATATCCTCACCTTACCCTTGCAAGAGCCAGAGCCTTACGTGATGAATATCTCTCCTTTCTGGCAAATGGTGTTGATCCCCAAATCCATAACAACGATAAGGCGAAGGCATTAAAGAGTGCTACTGAGCACACTCTCCAAGCCGTAGCGCGGAAATGGTTAGATGAGAAGGTAAAGACATCAGGTATCTCACAAGACCATGCAGCAGACATCTGGCGCAGCTTAGAGAGAAATGTCTTTCCCGGTCTGGGTAATGTCCCTATCAATGAGATCCGACCTAAGCTCTTAAAACAACACCTTGATCCTATTGAGCAACGAGGCGTATTGGAAACTCTACGCCGTATCATTTCACGTCTGAATGAAATCTTCCGGTGGGCAGCTACTGAAGAACTTATTGAGTTCAACCCGGCTGACAACCTTGGTCAAAGATTCAGTAAACCAAAAAAGCAAAATATGCCTGCCCTTCCCCCAAGCGAATTGCCAAGGTTTATGGAATCTTTGACGAATGCGTCAATCCGGTTGGAAACACGTATGCTAATTGAATGGCAATTGTTGACATGGGTTCGTCCGGGTGAAGCCGTTCGCGCAAGGTGGTCTGATATTGATACAACCAACAGCATTTGGAACATTCCTGCTGATTTCATGAAAATGAAAAAGCTTCACAAAGTTCCTTTGAGTAAAGAAGCTTTGCGCATCCTTGAATTAATGAAATCAATAAGTGGGCATAGAGAATGGGTTTTCCCCAGCATAAAAGCGCCTCTTAATCATATGCATGAACAAACAGCCAACGCAGCTATCATCCGAATGGGGTTCGGAGGCGAGCTTGTAGCTCACGGTATGCGTTCTATTGCACGAACAGCGGCAGAGGAGTCTGGTAAATTCAGAGCTGAAGTTCTTGAGGCAGCGCTTGCCCACTCGAAAAAAGATGAAATTATCGCAGCATACAATCGTGCAGAATATCTGATAGAGCGACAGAGTTTGATGCAATGGTGGAGTGATTACGTTCAAGCTCAAAGATCAAATGCTCTGGTAGCCTAAGTATCAGAATAGCTAATATAATCCTGAAGGTAAAGAAAATGGAAACCCTATTCAAAGTTTTTGAAAAATTTAGTTCCAGACCACTTTTTTTTATTTTTTTCGGACTCTCACTTTGTGAATTTTTTCAGAAACAATCTGTTCTGATGAATCCATCAGCAGATAACATCGCGAAATTATTCGCAGCCATGATATTAGTTGTTTTTTTACTTGGGGATTTGAATGGCTAATCTTCAAGTTCAATGTAAACCTTGAACCTCATGATCAAGGCGATATTGGACCAACAATTGGAACGGCTACTTTAGCTGTATACTTAGTTTATGCCTTTCACTTTCTCAGTGAAAATCCTGAAGCATTAAATTTAAAGTTATTAACTAACTCTGGCTTTATATACAGCACAACTCTATTATTATTCTCATTAGAATGCATGAAGCTTAGAAGACTTAAACAAAAATAAACAACATCATTGTGATGATAAATATAAAATAGGCATGGCGAAAAAAAATCACCACGCCTAAAATATAATAATTATGGTAGCATCATTGATACATAATCCACACCAATCCTTGAGCTATACTGAGACGCTATAGCCTGATATCTTTCTGCATAACCAGTTCTCAGTTGAGATTTAAGTTTGAGTCGGACAGGAACATTTTGCACGTTGCCATCCATATTACTTAAAAACACGGCAGAAATAATATTTTTTTCTTCGCCATCAACTGTTGTTCCATGATTCAACACCACCATATAATCAACAACAGGAAGCGTTTTATCCCCTTCGAAAATAGAGAGATATTTTCTTTGATTTTTATGCATTACATATATATATTTCGAATGTTCAGCAAATGGCAATGCTTTACTCTGACTGGCGTTAAAAAGCTCCAGAACTTTAATGAGCCTGTGCGGACTTAATCTTACATGGTGAGGGTCGTTACCCTGAGTAGGAACCAAATCACATGCCGCAGATACACATAAATACCATTTGTTCGACTCTGTATCAAAGAAAATAGTGCCAGTAGAAATATGACCATCTTCAAAATTCTTTGAAGACAAATTCATATTTAAAGCATGATACATTTCGTGATAAGTATCATTATTTGATGGCAGATCCATTTTTGAAGAGCAATATTGGAGCAATGCAGCAACTCCGCTGTTAGCGTATTCATTTGAATAGCTATCAAAAACACTTTTGATAAATTCATCCAGCGTATTATTATTTTTAAGTCTTTGATAAAGCTCTTCTGATAAATTACCAAATACAAAGTCAATATTTCTACATCTAATATCAGGCGAGTCTGATTTTAATATCTCATTTAACCACGCAGCTTGACCGTAATGATCGTTAGCCAAATGATTTACAAAAGATAAAGCCTCAGCTTCGATTGCATTCTGAATTTCAGATTTTATTAACTGATAATAAGATGGTTTCCATTCAATGAGAGAATCATTGAGAGTTTGCCAAATCCTATCTCCATCGTTTTCATGATCATCTTGAACCTTATGAAATAGGGAGACAAAGATATTACCACATTGAATCCATTTTACTCCGCTTTCATCACCCCGAATGACATTGCCAGATGTGTTGCTAGAAATAATTGCATTTCTAGACACAGCATATTCTGCAATCATTTTTGCAATGAAGTTTTTATCCTTTTGATCCTCCAACACAGCATCATCATGTATTAATCTTTTAATTCTTCTACAAGGCTTACTGTCTTTAATATAGGCTATTGTTTCATCTCTTGTGAGAGCTTTATTACCATTATCATTTAAGTTCGGTAATACAACGTCTTCCCAATAACTTTGGACATCTTCATTATCGTAGTCAATGATCAAGCTGTTGATATCCAGAGCACCTTTGAGAGTCGATGATATCTGCATCCAAACCGTTTCTAAATTCTCTCTAGTATATATTACAATCATATTTAAATGATCGGAGCCTTTCAAATCTTGTAATAGTTTAAGTGTTTTATCAGGTGCATTATTATCAAGATGATAATCTACAATAATAAGATCTGATTTTCTAATCCGATCCACATCGAAATTAACAGAACCATTGTCAACATCACAAATCATATTTTTAGATTGAAAAAAGCTCTCAAGAGTAGCGGCTCGTTTAGATGAGTCAATTTTGTTGTAGTCTAAATCAACTTCGTTATTCAACGCCCTGATTGATTCAGAATACGTCAGAAAATCGTCATCAATCATGACAACGGAACGAATTGCATTTTCGCAGAAAGTTTTCTGGACAAGAGAATTATAATTTGCCACTGTCATATTAGAACTCCACTCCATTGAACTGGATCACAAAATTAGCGCCATCTTTTATTAAATAGTTATCGCCTTCATCAGGTTCTGAATACCATATTTTATGATGTGCAACAGCAAGGTTTTCTCGACATAGATACAGACCTACCCCATGTCCATTTGCTCTTTTGCTATAAAATAGTTCAAATAGTCGCGGGATATCATCGGTATCAATTGCCGGACCAGAATTTGCTATGATAACCAAAGAATTCACAAAACCAATCTTTATGAGCCTATTATTTGACAGACTGACCCAATACATTGCATTGTTGATAATATTAGTAAAAACAGGATAGATCCTTGATGGTATATCTGTTATTGCGATTTGCTTAAACTCTTCACTAAATTCAATAGTTATTCGTTGCCGTTCGAAACGCTCCCCAAAGAACTTCAGGACATAATCCATGATATTTTTTCCAGTTATTCTCTGCCTGGATTGATAACCTGATATTTTCAAAGGTGATAAGAAACGTATTTGTTGAGTAAGCGATCTGTGAGCATTTAACGCCAATGAAAAACCAGGGTGTTCTTTTACAGAAGTAGGAAGAGAGTTTAGTCCTCTGGTTACCATAGAATCCATTTCTTCAAGTTCATGAGATATTATCTCAACACTAATACCTAACTGTGCAAGCGCGTTTAAACTTTTAGCTTTTTCTTCAAAATATGAGCGTTCTTCTTCAGATAATGAGAATGCTGAATCTAAGTTTATACCTTCAAATAATCCATCGAGACCTTTTATTATTGATTGATATTTGAAAGTTAGGGTATCAACTGACTCAACATATAAACTATCGAGCAAATTAAACACATTTTCAATTTGTGAATCATTATCTATTGAATCAACAACTGATATAGTTTTAGCATAATAATCACTTCGATCAACCTTTATTTCATCGGCCCATTTTTTTAAAAGAGAATGTATCTTCTCCTCTATCGTGTTATTAAACTTAGTTAGTTTAGAATTAATAATACCTTGATTTTTTTCAAGGTGATTTTTCGCTGACAATGAAGGCTCAAGTTTATTTAATTCAGAATCAAGTTTATTAATTGCTAACTTCATTTGTAGAATATACGCAGAGAACTCATTAAATTTATCTCTGTAGTCTCTATATTTCTCTTCATACATTCCAAGTTTTGGAGGTTTGATAGGCGTTTTAATTTCACTGCGCAACGCATCTAAGTTTGTAAGATCACTGTCTATAATTTTAAGATAGTTTAAATCTAACGAACCATCAGTTTTATCAAGCTTAGTTTTCAGCCTTTTAACAGCCTCCAAGGAAGCATCAAGAACTGGTGTCTGATTCTTCAAAGCTTCTGAAAAACTTTTTTGTGTTGATTTTCGAGCTTGTTGTTGAGCAGATTTTCTTAACTCTTTTTCACGCTTAACTTGTTCTAAAAGCTCTTTACGGTCATCAGAACGTGAACCAAAAAATCTATCAGCAAGTTCAGTTAACAAATTAGATATAATAGTTTTCAGTTCTCTTGCAGCCTGGTTTCTTATGAATCCCTCTCTCCCCGACTTATCTTTCAGCTCTTTATTACTGGATTGAGTAATTCCAATATAACCAAAAATCCTTCTATTAGACCAATAATATCGCCCTGCATTCCATGAACGTCTTTCTTCTATCTGGAAGAAATCATTATCTACTCGACCATAAGGTAATACTCTCAAGCTATCCCTAAAAATCATTAGTCCTGCATACTTTTTGGCCTTAAGATCAAAGTGGGAATGTTCACGTTCAGTATGTGATGTATTTTGTGAAAGGAATTCAAACGTTCCTATCTGAAGCTCAAATGGGCCGACCCCTGCGTGATCCTACCCACGTAATATGGACACAGGCCTAAGCGAGGTTCTTGTTTTCAAATTGTTCCGGACTGAGGCCGCCACACCAACTGT